GTTTTCCAGAGCGAACCAGACTGGAGTTGACACGGGTTTGCCGTTTTTTCTGTAAGTGGTAAGGCTGATACACTTATGTTGCTTAAGCGCATTGAAGGCGTTGCTATCTTGAGTTGGAGCTATATCATTTCGCATTTAAAGCCAAAAGATTCCGTTATGTGTGGGTGTATTAAAGTTTTGCTTGAGATTCTAGTGCGCGTTAGAATTCCCTTGCCCTCACTGGCGCACGACTTGCCCCTAGACCACCTCATTTGTGCGTGCATAGAATTTCTATCCAACCAAACTCAGCACGCGCTTCAGAGTCTTAGCTTGCTGATCAACGCTTTGATTTTTTCTTGGTTTCTTAGGTAATCTTCAAGCATGGCATTTGTCAATTCATATATCCTCAGGTCGTTCAGCAATGCCAGCTTTCTGATCTCTCTATGCAAGTCTTCTCGAACTTCAACCACAGTTCTTCTGCGTTTGTCCACGCTTTCATATCCTTCCAATCTTGTAGCGTGACAAGCTTCCAGTCTTTGTCTTGAGCGCGTACAAGTGGTCAGCCAGTAGCGGGGGCTCTCTGCCCAGCTCCAGCGTAGTCTCCAAAGTTTGAGTCTCAGCTACGAGGCGGTATTCAACGCTCACAACTCGGTAGTAGCCGTCAACATTCTCGTTGGGCAAGGTTATCCATATCCTGTCGCCAGCCAGAACAGGAGTTGCTCCATAATCAATGACGTCGCTTACAACCCTGATGTACTCGTTCGGATTGCTTAACTGCTCGTATAACGCCTTAGCACGCAACAAACATTCATTGTCGCTGTGTAATTCCTCATCGGTCTCAGATAGTTCACGCGAGCCAGAGCCATAAATCGCGCTCCAACGAGCACTGTTAAAGAACAAATTGTCGATCCAGAAGCCGCCCGTACCAGTTCCATTGAAATGCATGTCCCAGAGGACTTCGTTGACTGTTTCCCAGTTGAAGCTTGCAGCATCAGCGCCTTGCCACTCGCTTACATATTTCTTGCCTACATTGAACCGCTGCATGTACCATCTGTTAGCTGCTACCTGAAACTCACGCGAAATCCATTTGCCAGCATTGTCAATCAAGCTAACTGTGGCTTGACCAGAGAACGCTGATTCTCGACGAACCTGAAACTGCAGAGTCGGATGCTTGTTGAGGTCAGGCTGCCAACCAGTGGGGATGATTAGGCGAAGCCGCCCATAATAATCAGGTGTACTCGTAGTATGCTTGACACTGTAAGAGCCCACAGCCTTGTTGGCGCTGTCTAGTGACACGCTGCCCGTGCCAGTGCCGCTCACCCAATCATTTATCGAGTCGTTGTTTATGTCAAGCGTCTCGGTCCAAGAGTCTCCGTTACTCGGATACTTCTTTTCAGCAGCGCCGAAAACCAAGACTTTGTCCCGCTTGCGAAAGACGCTCCTCCTGTATTCGCTTACCTCTAACCGTTCTGATAGGCTCACAGACGACGTTTTGCTGTTGCGTGGAAAAAACTCGAATTTGCCGTCTGGCGCCACTCGAAAGTCGAAGCCGATTGACCCCGTTTTGTCAGCTGTCTTCGCAATGTACTTCAAAACGTCGAAGGCAGACGTGTTCTCATATTCAAGCTTGGTATAGGTCGTGTCCGTGTCTTCAATCAGCTCAACCGGATTCCTGACATGGGAAAGCCCAACATAATTGTCGATGACGTCTTTGACGATGGCTTCGCCCTTCTGGTTCTCGTACGTTTTGGTCACAACTCGGCGGAAGAGGCGTTCACCCCAGCATCTGCCCAGAACACGTAGGAAATTCTCGCCCACAGCGTTCGACTGCGCCTTAATCTCCTCAACTGTAACCGTGGCAATTAATGGGCAGTTGCTCCCTCTGCCTATACTGACGCTGCCGTCCACGCCGACATCAATCGGGTATGAGCCGCCCGGACTGTATTTCTTGTCAAAGTTCTGCAACAGGCACTCGAAGCTGGAAACCTCGTCTGTGCAGCCTAAATGAACTCTTAACTCCAAAACATCGCTTTGAGGCGGAGTCACAGAACCAAGAACAACAGCGCAAACCGGCTGGGCAACGCTCATCTTCAGTATTCGACTCCTCTGCGGTAAAGCTCTTCTTCGCCCGCACGCCTAATCGACCGAGGCGCAGGCTGCTTCGCCAGCTCCGCATTGTACTCTGCCTGAGCAGAAGCCGCGTCGCGTGTGGTTGAAGCCAACCAAGCCATGTAAGCAGCCGTCGCCGCAATCAAGCCGACACCAAGCGTGAGCAAAGCGATCTTCATAGCTAGAGCAGAGTTCAACACCCAAGTCGCTGCCGCCGCCACGTTGGTTGAAACAGCCTGCGCCACCTGAGCAACGGTTGCAGTGCCCAGAGCCGCCCTCAAAGACGTGAACAAATGCACAGCTGTCATAATCCCTGTCAACATGCGTCCTGTTTGCGAATCCAACGCTCCAAAACTGTAAGCTAAATGAACAGCGTCCATGGCAATTGTGCGAAAAGCGTAACTCGCACGATTCTCAGCACGAACAGCGACACTGATCTCATGGAAACTCATGTGCCACGTGCCTCCACAATGGCTTCTTCTATAGCTTTGTTAACGAGCAACACCACACTTGGCATAGCCGATTCTAAGGCTCGGCTGAGAAAGCGTCTCGCCCTCATAAAACGGGTTCCAAACTCAACAAAATACGTGTACTCAGCCTTTGCTCCTAGTATGAAAGCCCATTCGCCAACTCTCTCAGTAAAGATTGTGGAAGCCAAGAAACCTGTTCGTTTAGGCGCTAGACTCTGAGCCAACTCGCGCATGCCAGAGACTTCGCTGTTAAGAGCCTCATCAACATACACGCGCATGTCTTGATCTAATCGAACAAGTTTGCGCTGCAACTCAGCAACGCCCTTGAGATCAACTGTCATTTCGACCGACATTGAAACGTGCCTCCCGCCTCGCTTTGCCTATTTCCTCCTCTGTTTGACGGTCAACCTCGCTTAGGATGACGATGAATTCCTCGATTGCTTTAGCTGACTGTGCGTCGAGCTGGTTTGGTGTCCACCCGAATTCCTTGCACAAGCGGAACCTTGTGAGAGCTGGATGTGGTCTGCCTCTTCGGATCGCGCTGATAAAAAACGCCCCTCATCCCGAGACATGCCGCACAGCTTGTTAACTACTTTCGAGAACAGTTCTCCTAGCTCAACCGGTATGCCATCTTCTTCGCCCAGCAACTTCTCAAGCGCAATCGGTCTGCTTGCTGGCTGCTCCTTCAAGCTTGCCCAGATGGTCTCTGCTTGGATAGCGACAAAATCGCTGTTAACAACTTGTCCGGAGACTGGATGATAACGTGTGTGTTTCTGGATTATACGGCTGCGCTTAGCCCAAGTAATCTCTTGGAAAACATATCTTCCAGCGTATTCTTTTCCGAAGCGATCGTCAAGTTCAACGGCTTCGCTCAGCATTTTGAATCATCTCCATGACAGCTACTCGGTTTCGTAGAGCAGTGTTCACGTCTTCCAGCACAATGTCCTGCATCCATTTGGGCAACTTCAGAATGCGTTCCCCCAGTTTCTGCCACATCTTCATCCACTTCTTACGCATGGCGGCTTCGCAGCCGAAACGCTCCAAGACGCTTACTTCAACTGTCATTTTCTCGTTCACCTTTAGCTGATGACTACATCTCGCGCAACAAAGGGCGCTTTCAAGGAAACAAGGTCTTCAACTTTTGTCAGCGTGCCCGTCCGCTCCCACTTGCAGTACTTGAACAAAGCGCTGCTGCCTCCGCCTAAACCGAATTTAAGGCTGAACTCGCTGTCGTTGACAACATCGTCGTATTCCTGCTTGCTCTCAAACTCAAAGGTCAACTCGCCAGCCAGCACTCTGTGACGCTCCTGCAAATACTTCAACAAGTGCCCACCCGTGCTGCGAATAACCGGCACACGCTTCAAGTTGTTCTCAACTCGAAATTTCCAGTCAACCACGCGATCAACCGCTGCCAAGCCAGAGCCGTCTCCAGTGCCTCGCTGCACATAGCTTTCGTAGAAGGGCACAGCGCCGCTGTAGTCAGCGTATGTGGCGCCAGCTATTTTGCTGGTTCCTACAGCGATTTCTTGCCCAACTATTTCGATTGAGGCTTTGACTAGGTCTTCAGCTGAGCATTCGACTGCTGCTTTGTCGATTCGGCAACCTTTGTGGAGCAGGTCGATGATGCCACTTGACTTCTCGTAGAAGACTTCGATGCTTAGTGAATTCAGCGCGGTTGCGTGCTGTAGCAAGTTGATGGGCGCATCGCTGGGCAACGCGTATGTTACTTTTAGGTCAACGTGTCTTAAGCCTCGACGAATGGTTTGAAGGTCTCGTGACCCCAAACCTCGAAGCTTGACCAAACCCGAGTCCAAAACAGGTTCCACGTTTTCCGCTGTAGCCAAGCCCAACATGTTTGGGTTCGTAGGTGTCACGCCGAAGGTGGATTCTTGCACGTAGTAGATTCGGGCTTCATGTGCTCCGTACGCGCTCATGTTTTGGTTTTTCCTCCTTTACGTTGCAGGTACATTTTCAAACATCCATCCAGTGACTTGGAACTCAGTATGCAGTAGGAAGGGCTTGACTGACACGTCGTCAGCATCTTGGAATGTGCCGAATTGGATGTGTGTCAAGCCTGTCACGGTTAACGTGCACTTCACGTAGTCGCAGTAGAGAACAGCGGCGGTTACGCCGTCGCTCGGGTTACTCGTTCGGGCTAGAAGATAGATGTAGCCGACGCTCTGCGAGTCCATCTCAATGAAACTGGCTAGGTCTGCTGTCAATGTTATGATTATTGTTTCATCGGAGCTTCCTGAGCTGGTCTGCGCGTTTTCCCACGTCTCGGTCACATGGTTCCAGACTTTAACTGTGACGCCATTGCCAGCTGGAGCTGTGCCGTAGCCTTCGAAACTCAAAGCGATTTTGTTCACGTTGTTCTCATGCGGATCGTATTTTGAAGTTTCGAGCTTGATCTTGAAAAGAATCATGGCGTATTCACGGTTCACCGAGGTTGATTTGCTGACTCGATTGTCGTCGCTGTACCACAGATTCTGATACTCAACGGCTGTGAATTCAGTCCAATTCGAGGAAGACGGAATAAGCTCCGTTGCGGAGGCAGCATGAAAGGCGTTGTGAGAACCAGCTAAGCCTAGGCCGCAGTAATCGTAGAGGGTTTCGTTGGGGCTGAACCGTTTCTGGCGCACGACTCTCAGAATCTCTTCGCGCAGCTTCGACCGCGTCCTGCTTCCGGCCTGTCTTCCAGCTTTGTCTAGGGTCCAGCAGTCAACTTTGAAGCTTAGAACACGTTGAGTCAAATTGTGGCTGAGACTTACGGG